ATGGAAAAAACAAATTTATTGATACAAGTAGGAAATATTACATTAATTGAGGCTCGTTCTCGTGAATATAAGGCTTATGATGGTGCAATGGCAATGAGTTATAAAGCTGATATAGTAGTAAATGGAATGATTTTGACAGATTTTAAAATTACAAAAGAAGTTTTTGATAACGTTAAAGGTCAAAAAATGATTTTGGGTACAGATGCAGTTATGGCTATGACAGCTTATAAAGGTACACCAGATTTAAAACTTACAGGTTTTAAATCTTCAAAATAGTATTTTAAAATTTGCTCGGTTTTGAGGTGTTGTAAATTCCACGCTTAACTGGGCAAAATTTAGAAAATTATGAAATTAGAAAAAACAGCAAAATTTATATTCTCATTTTTAATCATTGGATTAATATTTTCAATAGGAACTATTGCTACTGCTTCCAATGTAAACTGGGTTGATAGTGGTACTGGTTCTTATATTTTATCAACTGGTACTGATAAGGTTAGTATTGGTACAAGTTTAAATATAACTGGAGATACAACTCTTGCAATAACTTCATGTGCTTTACTTGGAACTGATAGTAATGGTAAAATAATCTGTAGTATAAATGGAACTGTAGGCACTTCTCCTGCATCAGAATATCTTTTACAAATGGGGTTATATACTTTACTTGGAATATTGACAATGTGGGGAACTATTACTATAATTAAAAAACTACTATGAGTAATGAATTTCTAGTCTTAGATTATATATTAAATCATTTTATACCTTTCTTGGTTATACCTTTTACTTTACTTCTTACACTTATTGGTTTTATGACTAGATTTGTTAGAGGTGGATTAGATTTTTAATTATATGAATATACTTGAACTGCAAACACTAGCTATAAATGTAATAACAACAGGAGTATTTACTGGTTTCTTTATCGGAATGATATTAATATTTTTTGGTAAAAAGTAATAGGTCGTAATTATTAATTAAGTAGTTTATAATATATATGAACCCAGATGATTACGATGATGATGGCAATAACATAGTTCCCTGTCCAATTTGTATGAGTCGTTATTGTCCAACTAAAGAGAATGAAAAATGCCCTGAAGAAGATGAATTTGTTGAAGTAATAAGGTCGTATTATTATATTAAGTAGTTTTAAATTATATGAATGTAAGCGCAATAGGAACTTTAGCAACAACTCAATTAGGGTTATTAGGAAATCAAGTAATTTTAGTATTAACAGCAGTAATTGGTATTGCTATAGCATACTTTTTGTTTAAATTTGCTTGGAATAAAATTAAAGGTAGTGTATCGGAAGGAAATCCAAGTTTCATAAATAGAAATTTTGGGGACAGAGGAGATAAATACCGACAAACAACAAGAAGTTATTACGATGGAAGTTATAAAGCAAAACAAGACTTTTAATCAAAAAGTAATCGGTCGTAATTATTAATTAAGTAGTTTTAATTTATGGAATTAGGAACATTAGGAACTTGTTTTAGTAGCCCTGTTAGTGCAACTTGTACAGGTACAGGAGTTATGAAAGTTATAGGTGTTACAGCAGGACAATTTTCAGGACAAGTATTTATAGTTTTATCTTCAGTAATAGGAATTGCAATAGCATATTTCTTATTTAAATTTGCTTGGAGAAAAATAAAGGGTAGTGTAAACTAGGTATATACCCTTGAAAGGTCGTAATTATTAAATTAAGTCGTTTAAATATTTATGGATTTAGCCGCTGTAGGAACTCTTGCAACAACAACCTTAGATAGTTTTGGAGACCAAGTCATCTTGGTTTTAACTGCTGTTATAGGTATTGCAATAGCATACTTCCTTTTCAAGTTTGCTTGGAGAAAAATTAAAGGTTCTGTAAAATAGAACTTTACTCTTAACCCTTATGGTTAAGAGCTTGAATATTCTCATAAGGGGTATTCAAGCTTTTATTACAAAAATTAATTAAAGCCTATGAAGATAAAAAAAATAATATTTAGTTTAATAGCATTTATAGGAATTATGGGATTTTCTCATAATGTTTTTGCTGATAGTTTAATAGGTGTTTCTTCTATTGTAGGAGTACCTGTTGAAAACTTAAATCAAAATGCAACAGCTAGTTTTTCATTTAGAGCTATTTTTAATGGTACTTTATCAAAAGCTGAATTTATAGCTTCTTGTGCTAGTAGTTATGCATCTTGTGATACTTCTACTATTGCTAATTGGTATTTAAGAAATTATGGAAATAGTACAAATTTAGACTGTTTATCTACTACTACTTATGGTGATGCTGGTATTGGTTTAGGTAGTGGTTATTCTTTTAATTTTCCAACAACAGCAGGGTTTATTACTTTTACAGGAACTCAATGTGATGTTATTTCTGGAAATGATTATATTATTGTTCCTACTTCTAATGGTAGTGGGTTACTTTTAAAAGGTGACGAAAGTAAAAATATGGGTCAAGCAAATTTATATTCAGCTTCTAGTCCTGAAACTTGTACCGATGGAATTGAAAATCAAAATGAAATAGGAATTGATATAGGTGGTGTTTGTACTACTTCTGGTTTAGAATTTATAAGTCCTGCAATTGGTAGTAATGTAAATAGTCCTGTTACTTTTACTGGAACTTTTACGAATACAATATCTGCAACAGCTATCTATTTTTTTATTAAACAAAATAATATGGCAGAAAGTGAAACATATAAATTAGTAAATATTACAGGAGAAAGTGGAAGTTTTACGACAAATATTATTCTTCCTAATGGAAGTTATTGGTGGACAGCTAGATTAGTTGATATGAATACTATGACTTATGGAGAATGGTATCCTACTGAAAATTCTCATATTTGGTATTTTGGAGTAAATCAACAACCTTTTGTAACAGATTTAGATGAGTACAATTTAATTTTTACAAGTACTTGTGATGTTGAAGATAATGATTTATATTGTGCTATCAAAAAAGGTGGAGCTTGGTTTATGACAGTATCAGATGCAACGATTACAGATTTTAAAAGTATAACATTAAGATATTCATTTCCTTTTTCTTACATTTACGATATAGGGACAATTTATGGAGAATTATTTGATACTTCTACCCCTCAAGATATTGATATTACAATACCTTTTTTGACAGGAGAAATTACATTAATTTCTACTGATAAAATTGAGGCTGTACCTTTTGCAAGTTTGATAAGAGTAATTATGGGAGCATTGATTTACTTTGGAACAATTTTTACTATTTATCATTTGATTATTAATATTCACCATAAGGACGCAATAGTCCCTGTAAAATAACATGTTAAATTATATTTTAATTTTTATATATAAAATTGTTTCAACTCTTATTTCTTGGATACCACAGGGGAGTGGATTTGGTACAGACTTTCACACAGCTATGAGTACGTTAGGAAGTTATGTAATGTTACTAGACCCAATTATACCAATTCAAACATTATTAAATTGTTTATTAGTTCTTCTTGCTGTTGAATTAGGAATATTTGGAATTAAAACTTTTCAAGCTATTTTTGGAATGACACGAGGAGTTAAAGCCTAAAAATATATGAAAATAATTTACACAGGGATTGAAAGTTCTTGTAAAAGTTTAGAGCTTTCAAAAAAAGCAGAACTGGTTATGAATAGGAATAGAATTTGGTTTAAAAAAGTAGGTATAAAGCGTACTATGGCTTTCAATTCTCCTATGGCAGAAGAATTTATCAAAAAAGTAAATCAATATTCAACTTATTTATTTTTTAAAAATTTAGATGATATTTTATATTTACAAGAGGCAGATATTTTTTTAGATGAAGTAATAAAATTTTTTCCAGCAGGAACAAATAGTTTATCAAACGAACAATTACATTTTATTACACAAGGTGCTAAATCAGGAATTCATCTCTGGGGAGCTAGTCAAGACTTTTCACAAGTACATAAACAATTTAGAAGACTTGTAAATGAAGTTTATGTTGTTAAAAAAATAATGGGAAATAGACGCCCTATGAAAACAGCTCCTCCTGTTACAAAAATCTGGGGAGTATATACAAAACAAAAAGTTTCAGTTCAAAGTTTTAAAGGAGATAATGCAACAATGGAAGAATTAGAAGGAGGTCTTTCGATATCTTTTATTTATCGAAAAGATATTGAAAGATTTGACACAAGTTATAAAATTCCAATGAGTACACTTCCTATTAAAAAGGTTAGAAAGCAAATAATACATTGCGATGAAGATGGTTATGAAAAAGTAGTTTATGTTTAA